AGAGCGCCGTCTTTGGGAGGCGGATGCCGTAGGTTCGAATCCTATCACCCCGATTTGTACATATACCAAATTTTATTACGGAGATCAATGGTTGAAGTTACAGTAGAAGAGTTCGAAAAGAACTTTGATGCGTATCTTGATCGCATCGAAAAGAACGGAGAAGAATTTCTGATCCGTCAAGCAGATGGCAAGGCAGTCGTCGCTATGCCAGTTGGAGAACTGGAACACCTAGCAGATGAAGTGGGTGAAGAAGAGTGGTATAATATGTTCAACAACCACGATGATGCTTCATGACCAAACCCACTGTCATTCTTGAACGTGCTCCTTACCGCTATGTCCAATGCGGTTTGCTAGAGATCAACGGTAAACCTGATTACCGTATTCAAAAGTTCAACGAGTGGACCAAGCGTTATACAGACATGTATTTCCTTGACAATCAAATGCAACTGGATACCTGCCTTGAGGATCCAGAATATACTAAGTGGTTAGATCCCGACCCTGAAGTTGGTGCTTATCGTAAGTGGAATTAGAATATAGTATTCAAGAAAATTTTCTTGATCAAAAAACACATGATAAAATCTGCAGAGTTTTCTTTTCTTCTGGTTCAAAAGATAGACATGCATTTCCATATAGATTAAGTGTTGGAGTTTCCAATCCAAAAGCAAACGATGGAATTTATTTTTTTCATTCTTTCTATAGAAACAATGAACCAAGTAAATATTTTCCTATTATAAAAAAAGTTTTTCTAGAAAAACTTTCTGTAAAACATTTGTTTAGATGTGACCTAAATTTTTATCCTCAAACTGCAGAAAGAATTTATCATGGATGGCATGTAGATAGTAGTCAACCACATAAAGGTATGATATACTATTTGAATACAAACAATGGTCAGACTCAATTAAAATCTGATAATGATGCTATAATAGAGGTTGAATCTATTTCTAGATCAGCATTGTTTTTTGATCCTTCGAAAAATCATAGAAGTACAACTTGTACTGATGCTCCATTTAGATCAAACATAATCATTAACTACATATGAGTATTATAAATCATCTAGAGACTGCTGAAGAAGCAGTTCGTCAAGCACTCATCAACGCCCTTGCTGAGGGAGATGATCATTGGTTGAGTGAATTGTTTGATCTTCTGAATCAAACAAGTGGTCTGCGAAAGAAAGTTTCTAATACTATTCGTTTCACAGACAATCAAACACAGTGGGCAAAAGACTGGAGTGAATACAACTTCAATCTTACATCTGATTATCTCAACCGTCCTGGTGGAGATCTAGATTCAATGGACAATATTAATTATAGTGGAAACATTAGTATCACTGATAGTCCTGATGTAATCTCCTTTGGTGATTACCAGTCCCGAGAAGACTAAAAACTCGCTCTGGTCGGGATGGGTTTTACGACCCCTCGGGTTTCTTACTTCCTAAAAGTAAGTGGTGCGGATGGGAATACTCCCGCCTGGTTTCTTGCTTCCAGTCAAAGAGCAAGTGGTGGATCCAAATGACCCCTTCCGTGTGGTTGATTTCTCATTTCTCAACTGAATAAAAAATGAGTGGCGTGCATGTGTCCGTGGGGATTGACCTCCCCATTTTCTGCGGAGTTAGTTCAGTGGTAGAACGCTATCCTTCCAAGTTAGATGTCGTCGGTTCGAATCCGATACTCCGCTTACCATTTTATAAATACTTCTAGCTCAGAGATCTGTCTTCAGGACTGGAAGTATGTCAAAAATTCTTGTAAATCAAATTTCAAATTATGGGGATAACTCTCCCATTGAAGTAAAAGAAGGATTGAATATTCCTGCTGGCAAACCACTACAAGTAGAAGGTGTTTCTGGTTCTAGTGGACAGGTTCTAACATCAACGGGAACATCGGTTCAGTGGACTACTCCTTTCGATGGAGACTATAACAGTCTTATTAATAAACCAACTATTCCTGCTGCACAAGTAAGTGCGGATTGGACTGCTACGAGTGGTGTTGCTAGAATCCTAAACAAACCGATAGTTCCTCCTCTTCCAAGCGTAACAACTGCACCTGCTTCTGGTAGTGGATCTCTATCATACACTTCTTTTGATGGTGAGTTTACATTTACTCCACCAGACTTATCTCCTTACTTAACATCTCTTGGTGATGCTGCAGGTGTAACATCTGCTAAGATTACTAATTGGGACACAGCATATGGTTGGGGAGACCATGCCCAAGCAGGTTATCTAACAGCGTACACTGAGTCTCAAACATTAGATGATGTTCTTACTCTAGGTGCAACAACTACTCAGGACATCACAACTACAGGTAAGGTATACTTCTCTAACAACTTTGCTGCTACTGGAGATCTTCCAGATGCATCTACCTACCATGGTATGTTTGCTCATGTTCATGATGAAGGTCATGGATACTTCGCACATGCTGGTGGATGGACACAATTACTAGACACTGGTTCTTCTCTTGGTGACCTTGCGAATGTAGACCTTGATACTACTGCTCCAACTACGGGGCAGGTTTTGACATATGATGGTGCTAATTGGATTCCTGGAACTGCTTCTGGAGGAGGTGGTGGTGTTTCTTTAACAGATTTTTCTGTTACTACCAACGCTGCTGGAACTGCTGCACTTTCATATAATAATCTTAATGGTACATTTACTTATACTCCACCAGATCTTTCTGGATACCTAACAAGTTATACTGAAACTGATCCTGTATTTACTGCTTCTGATGCTGCTGCTGTAACTGCTGCTAAGATTACCAACTGGGATACAGCACATGGTTGGGGGGATCATGCTAACGGTGGGTATCTAGTTGCTACAGCACAAGACAAGACAAATTGGGACACAGCATATGGTTGGGGAGATCATGCTAATGCTGGTTACCTAACTTCTCTTGGTGATGCTGCAAATGTAACTGCTGCTAAGATTACCAACTGGGATACAGCACATAGTTGGGGAGATCATGGCACAGAGGGATACCTAACAACTGTTGCTTTGAATGATGTCTCTGATGTAACTATTACCACTCCTTCAAACGGCGAAGTCCTTACATATAATGGCAGTGGTTGGGTAAACTCTGCTCCTACTGGTGGCGGTGGTGCCAATGTAACCATTTCTGACATTGCCCCCACATCTCCTGATGCTGGTGATCTCTGGTGGGAAAGTGATACTGGTCGTTTGAAAATTAGATACCATGATGTTGATAGTCAGCAGTGGGTAGATGCATCACCACCACTAGCAGATGCTACTAGCATCGGTGGATCTGGTACTGTTGCTATGAAAGCATCTATCATTCCTGATACCAATGCTGCTTATGACATTGGATCTGCTGAGTATAAGATCCGTGATCTATACCTAGACAGTGGTTCTATCCACACACCAAGCGAAAAAAATCTTTCGTTCTATGATGGTAATCTAACTTGGGGTGGAGATGATGTAATCATGCTACAAGATCTGAAGGATATGATGGCAACGGCAACGTCCTTTGAGGACTTCAAGAATGCCATCATGGGTCTTTGAAAATAAATAATACGGAAGGAGCATACTAAAAATGGCACTCAATTTTCCCGCAACAGCAGGACAGGCAACTGACGGAACATTTACATATACAGCAGCAGGTATTACATATTCTTGGAATGGTGAAAGTTGGGTAGCAGCAGGAGCAGGTGGATCTGCTATAGATCTAACGGTATTCAGTGTTACTACAACTGATACTGGAACTGCAGCACTATCGTATAACAGTAATACTGGTATTTTTGAGTTTACTCCTCCAGACTTAAGTTCATATTATCAATCAACAGATTTTAGTACTAACGTTGTAATTGGTGATGCTACTGCGGGTGATGCTATCGTCAGTGGAGCAACTGACAACGTTATAATTGGTAACAATGCTGGTTCTGCAATTACAACCCAAAATGACAATATCTTTATTGGTAATGGTGCTGGGGAATTAGATATTGGTAGCTTGAATATTGCAATTGGAGCACAGGCTGGAGATGTTTATTGGGGGGAATATCAGAACATTGAGAATGTTTATATTGGTAGAAATGCTGGAAACGGTATTAGAAGTGGTAATGGAAATATTGCTCTCGGAGAGCAAGCACTAGCCTGTAACGCAACCAATAATTTTTCTTTTGGAAATATTGCTATTGGATATCAGGCAATGGCTACTCTTAATGGTGGTCTGGACGGTGGAAGTTATAATACATGTATTGGACAGCAAGCTGGTTATAAAATATCCAGTGGAGAAGCTAATGTTCTCATTGGAGAGTATGCTGCATCATCAATGACATCTGGATCTTATAATGTTATGATTGGAGCCATAGCAGGTGACGACATCTCTACTGGTTCTAACAATGTCATTATTAATGGTGGCAACTATATGAATGGTGGAACAGCAGGTTTTACTACCAGCACAAGTGATTCTTTGTGGATAGGACACTCTAGTTATCCATGGATCAAAGGAACTAGTTCTGGAAATACAAGAAATGTAGAAATTCCTGGTCAACTAACTGCTGGCGGACTTGCTTATCCAACTAGCAATGGAACCAGCGGTCAAGTTCTTACCAGTGATGGTGCAGGAAATGTAACATGGGGTGCTTCATCATCTGGTTTGCAAACAAGAACTACGGCACAAGCAACTGCTTCTAATGTGGTATCTAATGGAACAGCAAATATTAGTATAACAACACCAGCAACATATGCACTTCTAAAGATTCAGACATCACATGCTGCTTGGGTAACACTCTACACTGACACTACAAGTAGGACTAATGATGCTTCCAGAACTGAACAGACAGATCCTACTCCTGGTTCTGGTGTAATTGCTGAGGTTATTACTGCTGGTGCTGCTACTCAATTAATTTCTCCTGGAACTATCGGATTCAATTCTGCTGGAACTGGAACAACATATGCAAAAGTTGTAAATAAGAGTGGGGCAACTGCTAGTATTACAGTTACCTTGCATTACGTTCAACTAGAGGGTTGATATGGATAAGGAATATATTGTAACGCTTCACAGGAAAGAAGACCTGGAGCAGTTTTACAATGAAATGCAACTGTCTAACTTTCCTTTAGTCCTAAAGCGTCCTCTTAGTAGGAACACTCACTACATGATGACTGATGAACAAGCAGAGAGACTACGCCAAGATCCTAGAGTGTGGGATGTAAAGGCAGCAGATAGTTTCCAAGTAAGACGCCAAGCAGTAAATAATGAACCATATACAAAGAATGGAAACTTTTGGAAAGGAGATACTATAGAACCAACAACAGTGAGTTCCAATGATTTTCAATGGGGACACATTCATTGCGCTGGTAATCAAGCACAGCGAGGAAAAGGTCAGTTTGGACTTGTAAATTTCATGGGAAATATTGATTTTAGTAATTATGAACAAGTCAATGACACTGTAGTAGTATTCAATAATGGAAAGCATGTTGATGTAGTTATCTGCGATGATCCTATATCATATGATAGTGAAGAGTGGTATAGCCCCACAACTAATCAAACAAGATTTGTTCAGTATCAGTGGTTCAATGAACTCAATGGTGCTGTAAGTTCTATTGATGATGATGGAATTACATTACCAACGGGCACAATTACATACGGAGATAATGCTTCTACACCTCAGTATCATGGAAACCATGTAGCTGGAACGGCATGTGGTCAGCATTATGGTTGGGCAAGAGAAGCCAACATCTATAACATGGCAATAACAGATACTTGGCCTTCTGGGCAAACATTTCCCGCTCTTCTAATTTTTGATTACCTCAGAGCATTTCATTTAAACAAACCGATAAATCCAGAGACTGGATTTAGAAATCCAACTATTACTAATCATAGTTATGGTGGTGTTATTCCAATGCCAAATGATAATCTTACCATTGCTGATGTAACTGCAGTTGAGTATCAGGGAACTGTGTATAATTCTGGTAATCCTGGACCATCTGGGTGGACAGAACAGGGACTGGAAACAGATTTTGGGATTAGATTTGGTGTTGATGTTATACCTTCATGGAGTGCTGCAGTAAACGCTGATGTTATTGATGCTATCGCTGATGGTGTGGTTATTATTGGTGCTGCTGGAAATGATAATTTGTTATTCGAGACAGTCAATGGACCAAATTGGAATAATCAGATTCAAATTGCTGGATCTGGCACTTATTTTTATATGAGAGGAGGGTGGCCTAATGCTCCAGATAGTGGTTCTATTAATGTTGGTGCTTTGAGCAATCTAGATAACTTTAGAAGATCTGTTTATACAAATTATGGACCAGCAATTGATGTCTTTGCTCCAGGAGATTTAATTCTTTCTGCTTATGGAAACACGGGTGGATTAAATGATTCAAAATACACGCAGGGATCTGCTAATTATTTCTATCCAATTAGTGGAACGAGTATGGCATCACCTCAGGTATGTGGTCTTGCCGCTCTTCTTGCTAGTGGTAAGAGAAGATTTACACAGGATGATTTGATCGGTTATCTACAAAATCATTCTATTACTGGTGATATGACATTTGATGTTGCTGGTGGTGGGTATGATGACAACTCATCTAGACAAGGTAGTCCAAATAGATATCTACATGTAGAAAATCCAAGACCATCTGTTGGATATCTTCAAGAGAGAAAAGGTAAGAGAGTTACTGGGCAAACGTTTCCAAGAACTGCCATCTACAATACAGTCGCACCAGCACCAACATTTCAAACACTAACATTTACTGTAACAGCAAGTAGTAGCACTAACTATACATTTGCTGGTGATGCTACAGGAAATGATCCAACTATCAATTGTAATGTTGGAGATACTTTGGAGTTTAATCTTAGCACTGGAGTAACATCACATCCATTCTGGATCAAAACTTCTGCCACTACTGGAACTAGTAATGGAGTAACCACTGGAACGTTGTCTGCTAATGGTCAGACAACAGGAACAATGACTTGGGATACAACAGGGGTGACACCAGGAACATACTATTACATTTGTCAGTTCCATAGTGGAATGGTGGGACAGATCATTATTTCATGAGGCATAAATAAACAAGAGCACTAGTATCCATTTGGTTTAGTTAGATGGCTGATCGTTTTCCCCTTATTGTTAATGAAGTTTCAAAAAAAATTGAAGAACTGATAAGCGGTGATAGTTTAGACCTCACTGGTAGTGGTATTGCTATTAGCGGATCTAATGGTACTAACGGACAGTATTTGAGAACGGATGGAAGCACGGTTCTGTGGGATAATCCTGGTGATGTGTTTCTGACGGCAGAGCAGACACTTACCAACAAAACTTTAGATACTCCAACACTAATAACACCAGACCTTGGAGTTGCTAGTGCTACAAGCATCAACGGTCTTTCAATCAGTACAATAAACAGTGGAACTCTTTCCATTGGTGATGCAAAAGTAGTTACAATATCTAATACGTTATCTTTTTCTGGAACAGATTCTTCATCTGTAAACTTTGGAGAAGGTGGTACTGTTCTTTATGATGGAGCAGTAGACTTTACTAACCTTACTGAGTCTACATCAGCTGACCTCAGAGCAAAGATCTCAGATGAAACTGGAACTGGGTTGTTAGTTTTCAATACCTCACCTCAAATTGCTACGAGTATTACATCGTCCAGTACATCCTTTGATCTTCTGAATACTACTGTTGAAACAGTAAATGCATTTGGTAGTGGAACTGATATCAATATTGGCGCTACTAGTGGAGATACTACAGTCAACAATAACTTTGAAGTTGCTAAAAACTTCACAGCAAACTCTAGTTCTACCGATACATTTACTGTCAAAGGACAAACTGATTTCCAAAATAATGATATTAGCATCAGAGGAAATACAGCAAACCCAATGTCATTGGGTAGAGGTGGTGGAGCAGTAGCTACTAACACTGGTGTTGGATATGCTGTCTTGAATAATAATGCCACTGGCGCTAGATCAACTGCAGTAGGATCTCAGGCAGCATTGAATAGTAATGCGGATGACAACACTGCTGTTGGAAATGATGCACTACTGACTGCTAGCACTGGTGCTGGCAATACTGCTGTTGGTTCTAATGCTGGAAAAGATATTCTCTCTGGTGCTAACAATACCTCTCTTGGATTTGAATCACAATATACAAATAGTACGGGTGATGCTAACGTAACCATAGGTTATCGTGCTGGATATGGTATTACTGGCACAGGTAATGTTATCATTGGACCTGCAGATGAAGCAACTGTTGCTAATAGTGCTACTTATGGAGCAGCAGGAGATCGTCAACTAATTATTGGTTCTGGTACTACCGCATGGATTACTGGAGACTCTAGTTATAATATGTCTCTTGGTAATTCTACTAGCACTGTAACAATCAACAATGATTTGACAGTTACTGGTGATCTCTTAGTATCTGGAGATACATTCACTGTCGATGTCGGAACACTACAGGTAGAAGATAAAAATATTGAACTTGGTAGAGTACCTACACCAACAGATGCGTTAGCTGATGGCGGTGGTATTACATTGAGGGGAACTTCAAATAAAAGTATTACATATGTAAACTCAGTCACATCATGGTCCTCTAGTGAAAACTTCAACCTCTTCACTGGAAAGTCATATAGAATCAACGATGCTGTTGTACTGAGTGCTACTCAAGTTGGTCCTTCTGAGGGTACAGCATCACTTGGAGCTGGTGTTACTTCATCTTCGCTAACTTCTGTTGGCACACTTACTGCTCTTGCTGTAGACAACTCAGCAGCAGCAACAATTAGTGGTGATCTTACTGTTGCCACGTCTCTGATCAAAACAGACACTGCAAATAGTCGTGTTGGCATTGGACAAGCAACACCAGGAGCAACCTTAGATGTAGGTGGTGATGTAAGATTGTCTGGATCAGATCCAGAAATTCAGCTCAATGATGGTGGTCCTAGACTAAAAGTTCCTGCTGATAATACACTAACTATTCATACTAGTGGTGATTTGAATACTGATCAAGGAGAAAGGATTCGCCTTACTAATACAGCACTTGGATATGGTACAGACAATCCACTGTCCTATGTTCATCTTGCTCAAGGTGATAACCTAGAAGTTAGGATACAAAGAACAACAGGCATTACTGAGGGTATCAACTTAGGTAAGATTGCTTTCTGGGATACTAATGAAGAGAATGCTTATATCCAAGGTTCTAGAGATGGTGCAGGTGGTGCTGGTAAGATCCAAATCTACTGTAAGGACACTGAAGGAACAATGTCTGAGCATACTAAGTTTGCTCAAGATGGAGACCTAGAAATTATTGATGGCAACGTAGTTGTTGCTGCTGGTAAAGGCATTGATTTCTCTGCTACTAGTGATGCAACTGGTGCTGGAGTTGAAGCTTCAAATGAAATTCTCAACGAATATGAGGAAGGAACTTGGACTCCAGTAGATTCATATGGTTATAAGTATGTTGCTCTTACCGTACAAACTAATGGAGCAGGATATACTGCTGCTACTAGTTCTGGTACTCCAACAACTAATGTTAGTGTTGCCAATGCATCTGCTTCTGGTCTAACGATTACTTATGACAGTCTTGATGGTTTTGGTAATCCAGAAAACGTTCGCGTTCTGAATTCTGGAAATGGACTGTATCAAGATGGAGATATTATTTCAATTGATTCTCCTGATGCTACTGTTCCCACTCCACTCGCAGAGTATACTTTAGTGTTCCCTAAAGGAACGTATACTAGAGTTGGTGATATGGTATCTTGTACCTTTGATATTACCTATGAAGGCACAGCAGGAACTCCTAATGCTGGTGAACAAGTTCTGATTGGTGGACTACCTTTTGGCGTGAAAACATCTACTGGTACTGATCAAGCATGGGGAGCTTTTATAACTTACCAAGAGTACACTGGTGCTGATAGTATTCTTATTAGAGCAGTTCCTGGTGCATCTTATGTTGAGTTGACACTTCCTGGCGGAACTGATCTTCCAAACTCTTCATTATCACAGCAAAGACTTGCTGGAACTATCATTTATAAAGGATCATAATTATGGCTAGAAAAAAGAAAGACGTTTTTGAAGAAAAAACATTTGTTGATAAAATTGAAATCACATCTAATGATATGATTCAAGTTAGAGAAAGATATCAGGTATTAAAAAATGGCGTGGAGATTTCGTCTAATCTCCATCGCCATGTATTGCAAAAGGGTGATGATCTATCCTCTCAAGACCTCAGGGTGCAGCAGATCGCCGCTGTCGTCTGGGGACTTGACTAGACCAGTCTTCTCTCGGTATAAGTTTTCTAGATCGGGTTGTGGAGCAGAGACGCACACAACCCTTTCGTATGGAACTTGATATAATCTATCAATACTATATGGATTCCACACATCAAACCTTACTGAAACATCTTGACCTTCTGTTTCTTCTGTTGTCATGATATATGGTAGTTTGAAAGCAAACCCAATTCCTCTGGTTTTTTCTTCATCATCAAACATTTCTTGGAGATCGCAGATAATATGATCACCATTTATTAGAGTAACAATAGAGACAGACATAATTCAAAACATAATTTCAATTATTTATCCTAAATAATTTTGCCTTACTCCTATACCTATGCTTGGCAATAAATCCAAAGCAAAGGTAGAAGAGAAAGACGACCAGCATGAAGATAAAAGTGAAGTTCTTGGTAATTTAGTGAAAGTTGTTGTACTTATTTGGTCTGCTTCTCTCCTAACCTTTAGTTACGTTAGACTTCCAAACGGTCAAAAGATTCTTGACTTTGACCCTACCTTCATCGCCTCGGTCTTCTCTGGATCGTTAGCTGCCTTTGGACTGTCTCCCGCTAAGAGTGGCGGTGCTGCTCCTGCCAAACCAGTAGCAAAGAAAGAACCAGAGGTTGTTTCCGCTATTGAGCCTAAGAAAGATGCAAAAACTGATTAATCTAATCGCACTCCTATCAGGTCTGGTATCCCTATCAGTCGTTGGTGGGGGTGCTTATCTGTATCTGAATAAAGATACCCTAGTTGAAGATGCTAGAGCAAAGGTAACCAAAGCAGTTACCGAAGCAGTTACAGAGGCGCTACCTGGAATGATTGATGGTGCTATGCCTGAGATGCCTAAGATGACTGGAGGTGCCCTTCCTGCCGCTCCTACCCCCACCACAACTGGTCCTGCGCTTCCATTCTGATATGGAAATACCTAATATTACTTCTCCTAACATTAACATTCGGGAGATTGACATTCCACAGGTAGTAACTGCTAACGAATATTATACATCAACTCCACTAGCACCACCCGTAGTGGTAAATATTGGTGTGCCTATCGTTG